TCTTAAACATATGCGAGCAATGGCTAGAGACATGAAAAAAGGAAAGTCGTTCAGACAAGCACATATTTCAGCCCAAAGAAAAATGGGGAAATAATGCCAAAAAAACGCAGAAAAGTCCCTAAAGATAAGAAATTTAATGTACCAAAAAAATATTTATCTGGTTTACGAGGTGCAAAAAGATCAAGACGTGCTAATTTAATTAAAAGAGTTGCAAGTCTGTATAAATCAGGAAGAAGAATACCCAGAGCATTATTGAAAGCAAGGACAAGAGCATAATGGCTGTAAAAAGAAAACCTTTATCAGAAGCTACAAAAGCCACTTTACGAAGGAAAGCAAAAGCATCAAAAAGATATACATATGGAACACTTGCAAAAGTTTATCGTAGAGGACAAGGAGCTTTTTTAAGTTCTGGATCGAGAAGAGTGCCTATGGCGGCGTGGGCAATGGGTAGAGTAAATAGTTTTCTAAGAGGAAGTAGAAAACATGATTTAGATTTGCGTAAAAGAAAACGCAAATGATCTGGGTTATAACAGCCCTTTTATGGTATGAGGGCATCAATACACCCCATTACACAGATTATTCAATTATTACATTTGACTCAAAGGTTGAATGTTTAGATTATGTCTTTTGGAACAAGGTTAAATTAGTTACAAAACTTGCAGAAGAAAAAGGCAACAAAGATGGACAACCTTTACAAACATGGACTTTTTACTGTGAAAACAGAATATTAGAAGAAGTATGATAAAAATAAATGAAGAAAAAAATACAATTACCTGAATTTATAAATTTATCGCATTATCGTATTCAAATATTACAAATAAATAACCATATATCCTATGAATTGGCAGAACAACAAGGCAGTTTTCACTCTAGAGAAATGAAGATTTATGTTGATGAGTCTATAATTGAAAGAGGTGGAAGTATTGCTGTTGACCTTGTAAAACATGAGTTGCTACACGCAATATATTATGTTAGACAGCTAGAAGGCAAAAATGAAGAAGATACTGTAAATGGTATTGCAACACACTACACAGAGATTGAAAAAAACAACCCAGATTACTTAAGATGGAAATTACAGAATTTGAATTAAAAAAAATAAAACCTTACGAAAATAATCCTCGTAAAAAAAAAGATATTGAAAAAGTTGCAAACTCTATAAAAGAATATGGTTGGCAACAACCTATAGTCATTGACGAAAATAATATAATCATTGTAGGTCATTCGAGGTACCTTGCCGCCAAAAAATTACAAATGGCAAAAGTGCCAGTTGTAGTTGCTAAAAATTTAACAGATGAACAAATAAAAGGTTATCGTATTGCTGATAACAAAACAAACGAATATTCTGAATGGGATTATGAGTTACTACATCAAGAATTAGAAAAATTAATGGGAAAAGGGTTTGATCTTGATAATCTTGGTTTTGGTGACAAAGAATTAGATGCAATTATAAACTTTGATGGATCAGGCACAGATTGGTTAGATACTGAAAAAGAATGGCAAGATATGCCAGAATTTACACACCAAGACGAGTCACCACACAGAACAATACATGTACATTTTCAGAACAAAGAGGCATTAGAAACTTTTTTTAAAATAATAAAACAAGATGTAACCGATAAAACAAAGTTTATTTGGTTTCCAAAACTTGAAAACAATGTTTTAAAAGACAAGGGGTATGTCAAAGAATAACCCACAATTCCCTTTGTATATACCAACAAAAGGTAGAGCAGATAGCAGACTTACAGCTAAAGTATTAGAAGAAATGAATGTACCATTTCGTTTGGTAATAGAAGATCAAGAATATAAAACGTACGCAGATGTTATTGATAAATCAAAATTACTGGTATTAGATAAAAAATATCAAGACGATTACGATACCTGTGATGATCTTGGCAGTACAAAGTCAAAGGGACCAGGAGCCGCAAGAAATTTTATTTGGGATCATTCTATATCTGAAGGCTATAAATGGCATTGGGTGATGGACGATAATATAAAATTATTTCGTAGATGGAATAAAAATAAAAGGTACAAATGCTATGATGGCACACCTTTTAAAGTGATGGAAGATTTTGTATTGCGATATGATAATATTGCAATGGCAGGACCAAATTATTCTTTCTTTGTTATTGATAAATGGGGACACAATTACGGTGCATTTACTGTAAATACTAGAATTTATAGTTGTAACTTAATAAGAAATGATGTTCCGTTTAGATGGAGAGGCAGATATAACGAAGATACAGATTTATCTTTGCAAATGCTTAAAGGTGGTTGGTGTACAGTACAATTTAATGCATTTTTACAAGAAAAAACCAACACACAGGTATTAAAAGGTGGCAATACTGAGGCATTTTATGCAAAAGAAGGGACAATACCAAAATCGCAAATGCAAGTTAGATTACACCCAGATGTATCAAAATTAATATGGCGATACGGTAGATGGCACCATCACGTAAACTACAATAAATTTAAAAGAGAAAATAAATTAATCAAAAAGAAAGATATTGAAATAAAACAAGGCATAAATAATTATGGCTTAAAACTAAAAAAATTTGACTCGTAAGAGGCACTGATACAAACAGTTTAAAGAGGAGAACAATGGCAAGACCAAAAAAACATAATATTGATACAAAACAGTTACAGAACCTTGCAAGACTTGGTTGCACAAACACTGAAATTGCCGATTTTTTCGGTTGCTCAGAAAATACTATTAGACGTTATGGCGAATATCTGACAAAAGGGAGGGCAGAGTGCAAAATGCGTTTAAGACAGATGCAATGGAAGTCAGCAGAAAACGGTAATGTGACAATGCAAATATTTTTAGGGAAACAAGTTTTAGGTCAATCTGATACACCAGATAACTCTGGTATGATTGAACCTTTACCATTTATTGACTAATTATGGCAAAATACAGAGGTAGAACAGTTACATTAAACAAACCTATGCGTGGTGATGTAAAAAAATTTAAAGTTTTTGTTAGAGATAAATCAACTGGCAATATTAAAAAAGTAAATTTTGGCTCTAAAGAAATGAAAATAAGGAAAAATAACCCTGCAAGAAAAAGATCATTTGATGCTCGTATGGGTGGTGTATTAAAAAGAGTAAAAGGTCAAAAAACATTATCTGCCGCCTACTGGTCACTACAAGCATGGAAAAAAGGTTTTAAACTGTGAATGATACTTCAAAGATTATGCAATGGCTAAATCAAAGGGTAAACGAACTAAAACCAACAGAAAAAAAAGAATATTATTTAAATAGTGAATATGCTGGTCGTAAGGTTACAATACAAGTTAAAATAGATGCCATTAACAAAAGCTCAAAAAAAGGTAGTCGAAGATAACTCAAGATTTAAAGTTTTAATTACTGGACGAAGGTTTGGTAAGACTCACTTAGCTATTAGGCAACTAATTAAGTTTGCTAGTCAGCCAAACAAAAAAGTTTGGTTTGTTTGTCCAACTTACAGACAAGCAAAACAAGTATGTTGGGTTAGTTTAAAAGATCGCTTACAAGATCTTAATTGGATTAAAAAAACTAATGAAAGTGATTTATCAATTATACTGATAAATAAATCAGTTATTGCTTTGCGGGGTGCTGATCGGTCTTATGATAACCTTAGAGGTGTTGGTTTAGATTACTTAGTCATGGACGAATTTGCTGACATACCTAGTGATGCTTGGTATAGTGTTTTAAGAGCAACATTGTCAGATCGTAAAGGTGCGGCTTTGTTTACAGGAACACCGAGAGGCTATGGTAACTGGGCATATGATTTATTTTGTAAAGGCAAAGAAGATCGAGACTGGTCAAGTTACCAATATACAACTCTTGATGGAGGTCAAGTTGATGATATAGAGGTCGAGCAAGCCAAAGCCGATCTTGATGAACGGACATTCAGACAAGAATATCTTGCAACATTTGAAACATATGCTGGTGCTATATATTATAATTTTGATCGAGACGATAATGTCAGAAATTTGAAAGATAACAATACTGCTTTACATATTGGTATGGATTTCAACATTGATCCAATGTCTGCGGCAATCTTTCAGTTACAAAACAATATTATAAATTTTATAGATGAGATCGTAATATACTCGTCAAATACAGATGAGTTAGTCAAAGAGATCAAAGCACGATACCCAAACAGATCAATTATTGTCTATCCTGATCCAGCTAGTAGGCAACGCAAGACTTCTGCTGGTGGACGAACTGATTTAAATATATTACAAAATGCCGGGTTTACAGTAAGAGTGAAGAATGTTCACCCTCAGATAAGAGATAGAATAAATGCTGTAAACTCCCGGCTAAAGAATACAAACGAGCAAAGAATGATGTTTATTGACCCTAAGTGTAAGAATATTATTAGAGGCTTGGAAAGACACCTTTACAAAGAGGGAACTACGCAACCTGATAAGGATAGCGGATTTGACCATATGAACGATGCGATAGGATATGCGGTGGATTATTTGTTCCCTATAAGAAAACAATATACAAAACAATTACCTCAGAGATGGAGCGTCAAATAATGTACTCAATAAGTCAAAATATAGATTCATTAATTCGAGATAAAGAATTTTTACAAAACAAACACCAAGATTATCAATTAATGATTGAAAGATGGAACTTTTATTTAAGATCATATCTTGGTGGGGAAGAATACAGATCAGGCAGTTTTTTACATGAATATGCAATGGAGCTTGATGTAGAATATCATAACAGAATAAATAACACCCCAATTGATAACCATTGCAGAAATATTATTAGTATTTACTCAAGTTTTTTGTTTAGAGTGCCTCCGACAAGAAATTATGGCACTTTAGAGACTGATCCTAGTTTAGAATCATTCTTAAATGATACTGACCTTGATGGGCAAAACTTTAATGCCTTCATGAAAAACGCTCAAATATATTCTGGTGTATATGGGAATGTCTGGATATTTGTTGATAAACCCATGAGCAACGCACAGACAAGAGCAGAAGAACTTAATCAGGACATAAGACCTTACCTAACTATGATAACTCCTGATAATGTTATGGATTGGAACTATGTAAGAGCGGCAAGTGGACGATATATTCTTGATTATATAAAAATCAGAGAAGAAGTAACATCAGATGGAGCATACTTTAGAACTTGGACACCAAATGAAATATCTTATATTTTCGTTCCAGAAAGAGGCAAAGTTTCAGTTCTTGAAACAAACCCTAATCCATTAGGAAGCATACCAGCTATTTGTTTATATAACAAAAGATCGCCTCGACAGGGTATCGGTATAAGTGATTTAACAGATGTTGCATTATTGCAACAGTCTATTTACAACGAGCTATCTGAAATGGAACAGCTTATCAGATTGTCTAATCACCCTAGTCTTGTGAAAACAGAAGGTGTTGAGGCTAGTGCTGGTGCTGGTGCGATCATATCCATGCCAGATGATTTAGATAGTGGACTGAAACCTTTTCTATTACAACCGAGTGGATCTAACCTTAGTGAGATCAGATCATCTATTGAACAAAAAATTGAGATGATAGATAGAGCAACGCATATGTCAGGTGTTAGACAAACAAAGACTCAAGTACAATCTGGTATTGCTTTACAGACTGAGTTTGAAAATCTTAACTCTGTTTTAAGTGAGAAAGCTGATCTGTTAGAAAATGCAGAGGAACAGATATGGAGTTTATGGGCTAGATGGCAAGGCAAATCATTTGATGGAGAGATTGATTATCCTGACACCTTTAACTTAAGAGATTATGCTTCTGATCTTGCTTTCTTACAACAAGCTAAAGCAAGTGGTGTTAGATCAAGCACATTCCAAAAAGAGATTGATAAACAAATTGTAGGATCAGTAATAGATGATGATGCAGTTATCAGCACAATAAATGATGAGATCACAGCACAAGCAGAGGTAGGAGTATTTGAAACAGCACAAACTCAAGCAGAAGTAGCTGAGGAAGAAGATGCCGAGTAAGCTAGATCTGTCGGAGGACAGCAAAGTTAGCCTTCCAGCTAAAAATTTAATAACCATAATTGGTGGAATTTTAGTTGGCTCTTGGTTTGCCTTTGGTGTGATTGAGAGGCTCAACATTATTGAAACTGAACTACAACTTATGCAACAAGACTTACTTGAGGCTTCATCACAAAAACCTATAGATCAAGAACAGTTTATGTTGCTAGAGTTCTTATCAAAAGAACAAGACAAGTTAAAAGAAAAGATTGAGGCTGAAGTTCCTAACATTAAAAAAAACGATATGACCATACAGTTTCACGAAGAAAGAATTATTGATTTAGAAGAAAAGAATGGAACTTACTAATGATTGAGATGGTGTTTGCAATGATGATGATACAAAACGAGGACAAGGTTTTAGAGTATGTTCCAACAAAGGGAATGGCTGATTGTTTGTCTCAAAAACGAATTGTATCAAGGTCGATTGGCGAGGATCAAGAAGGTATCAGAGTTATGTGTAAAGAATTAAAGGTGGAGTTGGAAAATGATATGGGAAGGCTTAGAATCAAGAGAATTATAGAATGACTTGTTCTAACTGCGGTCATGAGTGCCATTGTTCAAATGGAAGTCAATGTCCATGCTGTCCATGTATGAACTGTGAACATAATGCTCTTGATGAGTTTTGGAAACAATTAAGTGAGAAAGAGTAAAACTTACACAGCACATATACCAGTTCACAAAGGTACTTCTATTGGTCGTAATCCGATCAAGAGTACAATGAACAAAAAGA